CGTTCTTCTCTTTTCCTACTTGTCGATTTTATTATTATATCATGATTCTCAACACAAAAAAAGCCACCGAATGCGGTGACTTAATAGGGAGATTATTATGAAAAAGGTAAAATAAAATCTTATTAAATCAATGCTTTTGGAGGGTGCCCCCTCCAACTCCCCGACCTCTGGACAAGGTCTATTTTTTTTGAAAAAAATTTTAAAAAAACTTCATCAAAACTATTGACATTATACAACTTTAGTTGTATAATGGATACATAAGGTTAAGGAGGAAACCTTAGACAAGGAAACTAGTAGAAAGGAAAACAAAATGTTTAAGTTCAAAAAGAAGCCACTCAAAGTAAAAACAAATAAGCTAGTAGTCAAAATAAACTTATTTATAATCAGCTTTGAATGGCACATCGAATTTGGATAGTGAGAAATCACTATCCACCCCTTCGGGGGTGTACTTAAATTATAACAGGAAAAACAATGAAAGTAAATCTAAAAATTAGAAAAACAACCAAGCGTGAAAAAATTGAATTTATTATTGGACTTCTTCTGCTCCTATTTGCAGTTTGGTATTTTATGAGGTAATATATGTCAGTAGATATTAAAGCTATCCGCTGGCTTTTAGACAACGCCACAGCCTATGCTATCAGCAAAAACTGTGGCGTATCTATTCAGGCAGTAGATAAGTATAAAAACGGTGTATCAGATATTATGAACATGCGTTTAAAACACGCTATCAGCATGACTTCTTACGCCCATACACTACAAGAAAAACAGTGAGTACCATCACTGTTTTTTCTATTTTGAGCAAACAAAAAACCGCAAGCTACTGCCTGCGGTTACAATTAGAACAATATTTTAGAAATTTTCCTTTCTATTTTTTAAAAAATTATTTTGTAGTTATCAAGCCGTCAGGCTCGATGTTGAAGCTTTCTTTTTCAGCCAATCGACCATCTTCGAGCATGAGGTAGTATCCGCCGTTATAAGGAACGAATGCGTTTGATACCATGTCCCCATTTTCCGAATCAAGGTAATACCATTTCTCGTAGTATTTAACCCAGCCAGTCTGCATAGAGCCATCACGATTGAAGTAATACCATTTCCCGTTGATTTTCTTCCAAGAAGTTGCCATGTATCCGTCCTTGTCGAACCAATACCATTTGCCATCAGTGTGTTTTACCCAGTCTTCAGAAACCATATATCCTTCAGCATTGAAGTAAAACCATGATTTGTTCTCTTCAATGTACTCAAATTGGTCTTTTGGATATGTACCATTAGCACGAACGAACCAGTAACCTGTGTCGTCTTTCTGCCAACCAGTTTTTACTTCTTCAGCAGCTGCAGATGGATTAGTCAAACGATACACATAATAGTAAGGTCGTCCAGCATAAAGCCAAATATCGTCATGATCATTCACTGTGATTCCGTCAAATCGATAGTTGCAGTGAATAATGTTATCACTGTCAACGAAAATTCCCGTATGCCCTGCAGCCCCACTTGAAGCGCCTTTGCGACCCCAGATGAATACGTCGCCTCGCTGAGCGTCCCAAGGTTGGTTCTCACTAATGAGTTCATACCCATTCGACTCGAGCCAATCATGTTCGTATTCAGTATTAACTGCCCAACCAGCGGATGAAGCGCCAGCGCTTCTTAATGCATAATAGACTGAGCTTGAACAGTCATAAGAGTCAGGACCGTTCCGATCATCCATACTATATGATACTTGCCCTTTTCGAGCTTGCATCCAGGCAATAGCCGTTTCAATATTTAGTGCCATATTTACTGTCCCTTCCACGCATCGTTCATCTGCTTCACCGCTGACTCGACAAATGTATCGAGCTCCTTGTCAGTCATGCTAATGCTATATTTGCCAAGTTCAGCACGGATTTTATCTCGTGCTTGCTTCAGCTTCTCTTGACCTTTATAGCCAGTTTCTGAAGCGACTTGCTCAACGGCATTGACCGCATTTTTGGCCAAGATTTCAACAATCTTGATAGTCTTTTCTCCACCTTTTTGAACCAGGTAGTCTTTGACAGCTTTAACTGCCACCCCTACCAAAATGACTAGAATGCTTACTGCTCCGTTGATTAAAATTTCATTGATTTGTTGCATTTGTATTTTCCTCCAAAATTTCTAAATTTACAAATTTGTTAAACAGGGCGTCGATGCGCCCATTCCCACCTAACTTCTTGTAGCTAGAGTGCATTTTATGAACGATATCTGATTCATGAACCGTTGTATAACCACGCTTGAGAGCAACAGTAATATCACGTTCTAAACGTAGATACATAGTCACTAGATGCGCTTCATCATGAACTATTAACTTTTCATTCACTTCAGTTATTTTTTGCTTATTATCCTCGCCGATAGCGTGGATCGTGCTCAATTCCCCCTTCAGCTCCTTGAACTGTTCTTGGTTGAGATGACCTGCTTTACTGGCTCGCATGCCGAACCAACCAGTCGCAACAACTCCAATTGTGGGGGCTAGCTGAGTGATCGCATGTATCATTTTCTCAATTATTTCAGACCATGACATAAAATCCCCCTTAATCAATCCTTGGCATGACCACAGTCAGAATGCCCTTCTGCAACATTTCAGCAAGAGGTTGTTCTTTGAAAGTGTAGCCTTCGGACTGCTGCATCTGGAATTTCAAAATGGTTGGTGTTTCTTTTGGCCATTTCGGATTAGTATCGTATGGATAAGGCATCGATACGATATCACCGTTCGAGTAGCGACGGTCCTTAACAAGTGGCTTGATGAACTGCGCAACCTTGCTATATGTATTCGTCGGCATGCCACCATTCTGGCCAATTGCAAGTGCGATGAGAACCTCAGTAATCGCTGATACGCTATCGATGTTCTCTTTGTTCGCTGAAAGGTCCGTCTTAGCTTTTGCCGAAGATTGAACAAGCTGTTCAATCTCAGCTTGTGCCTTCACGATTGCGGCGCCTGGATCCAGTTCAGCTTTGATGATATCAAGTACTGCTTGAATCAACGTGTCTTCTGATTCGTTCGTCCGGTCTCCTGTTAGCTCACGCATGTTCGTACTGTAGCGATTGCCTTCCGATAGACGAATCTCTACCACTGTGACCGTGTTGTTGCCAAAACCTCGTGTATAAGGTTTATTCGCTAGTTCATAATTACTGATTGCCATTTGTCATTTGTCCTTTCACTTCTTCAAATTTAGCCTTTAGCTCTTCGTCCGAGTCGATGACTCGTTTCATCTGCTCAAGCTCCATAGCGGTTACTGTGTAGAGGGCTTCTAACGTAGCCGATTGAGTAGCCTCATTACCGACTTTTTCACCAAGCGACTTAATCGCTAGACTGCTGATTTGTTTGTCTTGTTCGTTCATGCTGTTTTCTCCAATTTTTCTATTTTTTGATTGAGTTCTTGAATGGCCTTAATTAAGTAAGGCACAATCGCTACATAGTCAATGTGCAAGTAATCGTCTTCTTTCTCAGGGTTCTTTGAAATCGCTGACGGCAGGATTGTTTCAACTTCTTGCGCAATCAACCCGATTTCCTCATGTTTGCCAGTCTCAATGAAATCAAATGCAACCATTTTCAATTGATTGATTTTATTAATCGCATTAACATCAGTATCAACGATATCTCGTTTCAAACGTCTGTCTGAAACCCTATCAATCCAATATTTAACAGTACCATCTCCAACTTGATTCCACCAAACAACCGCATTCCGACCGGTGCTTCGAGGGGTCGAACCTGTGCCATAAATATCTCCTCCTCCGGACATAAATATGTTTTTTTGGAAATGTACGATATCATAAAATGTAAAACTACCGTAAGAGATACTGTTTGCTTCAAAAATGGCTCCCATTTTGAATTCGGCTTCATTTCCACATACCATTTTACCGCTATTCATAACATACCAAGCGTTTCTCCCCGGCTTTCCCCAATCATCGCCCCAGTTAACCCAAAGTGCTGTTTTATAGTATTTACCTACGCCATTTCCCATACCGACAGCGAACTTATCTTGTCCAGTAAGCCAGTATGAATTCGGGTCCTTATCATGTGTACCGATTTGGAAGCCACCAATCTTACCTTTGTAGCCTTCGAGCAAGGTCGCAGATACTACTACCGACCGAAGTTTATTGATAAAGGCTTCTTTAGCAGCAAGCGTATCCGTAAAGATATCGCTTGAAACGAACAACCGAGCCATTGCTGAGTCCATAATCAACTTATCAGCTGTGATAGTCCTTGAACCAATAATTTCAGCGTTCAGTTTAGCGAATTTACCCTCACCGACAAATAACCGCTTGAAATAGCCATCAATCGCAGTAAGTTCATCAAGCAAGGTCTTCCCTTTAAGACGAATCTTCTCAGCTTCAATCAAGATTTGATTGTTCGTCGCATTGATTTGCGAAATGATGGCTCCAGCGCTCGTCAGATTCTGAACAGACCATGACCCTGCCAGTTGACTCTGAACCGTACGAATCGCTTCATCTGTGTCTTCTGGAGCTTCTGAGAAATCTGTTGAGACCGTTCCAATTTCAACTTTTGGAAAAGCAATCCAGACAGTTGCAGCAGTAAATACATGCATGATTACTTCATTACTTGCATTTGAATTCTCGCTTTTCGTTAGCTGAATATCATAGAATTTCCAATCGTTGGTCAACGAGACACCTTCAACGGTGTTCCGATACCCTGCTCTAGCTTGAAAATTCGTGTTATTGACAGTAGATTTCGCCCAAAAACTGAAACGCACAGATTTATTGCGCATTTCATCTGCTGTATTTAAGCGCATATCTCCGCCAGTTCTAAAAGTAACTTTCTGATTGTTCGGCTTGCCGTTGAAAGTTGATACAATTTTCAACGTATTGGCTCCTCTGAATTTCGTATTCGCATCTATACTTAAAGCAAGTTGTCCTTGTGTTTGCTCAATACTGTCATCTACATGATATGTTGAATAACGTTGATGAAGGTCACGCTTAAACAATGAATTAAGAAATAGATTTCGTCCACCAGCCGAAGCCTTTGCAACCTCAACCTGAAACAACTGATTGGTCAAAGCCATGCGAGCGACTTTATCAGCAATATCATACTCACTACGACCGATTATTCGTTCATATAGCTTGCTAGTCTCTTGCACTCGTTGAAAGTCGAGCAAGTTCGCTTTGCCAGCTATCTGAGAAGCGATATTTGCAAACCGGCCATCGACAGTTGTTCTGTATTCTGAAATCTTTGTGTCTGCGTAATTTTGACTGTTTTCAGGAGCAGGCTGATAAGCACGCTTCATCGTGCCTTCATAGACATCAATTTCAGTTATCCAGACAGTCGCACTTTGCCCATCACTTGAACCAAAATTATCAAAACGCAAAGAAAAGCCATCATAGTCACCACTATTAAATTGAACCGTGAAACGCTCTGCCTGCTTAGGAGAGAGACGTTGATTGAAGACACCTAGCGTTCTTTTCCAAACATCGTCTTTATTGGATAACAAACCCACCACGACCCTGAAGCCAGAGACATTTCTGGACATAAAGCCAGTGAATGAAAGCGTGTAGTCTGTATTCTTCTTAAACTGATTGTAGCGACCTGTTTGGATATAGCACAATCCTGCTTCTTTCGTATCGATGGTGAACAGTGGAGCTGAGCTATTCTTGTAGAAATCATGCGTTCGGTTTGTGAACCATTTTCCGTTCGTTCCGCCCCAGTTCTTATCTCCCAGCTCTGCAGCGCCATTAATGACCAAATTGGGACTACCTAAATTAATTTCTTCAAATCGTCTTGTCAGCCCTCGCACGTCTTCTACATGCTGAGACTTCGCGACATAGTCGTTAGAGATGTTTTGGCGAAGAGTTGCGATATCAGCTCTCGCTCGCTCACTGATCTGCTTTGCTTCTTCAGCAAGAGATGAGCTTGCGCCAGCGTTTCGCAAAGCTTCTTCAGCTCTGCGCTTCACCTCTTGCAATGGACCGTTATCAAAGCTACTAAAGCGCTGGTTGATAGTGTCAGAGAGTTGACGCTTGACCTCTTCCGCTTTTGCTTTGGCAAGTTCGAAACCGTCCGCAATTTCTTGTCTCAGTAATTCTGCCTTATGATCAAAGCCTAAGTCTGCATTTTGGAGAGCCTTTTCAAGGGCAATTTCTTGAGCTGATTCTGTCACTCCAAGAATTGTATCGGCTGCGCTAGATAGCCCGCTAGAAGCTCTAGAACCACCAGTTCCTGCCTTGTCATCGAAAGTCAGAGAGATGTACTCTTCTTTTAAGGCATCGAACTCATAAGCAATAGCTTTCTTGAATGCATCGACATTGTGCTTCCAACTCTTGAGATTGACCGTGTCGCCCATGTGAACAACTTGCCCATCAAGTTCATAGGCTTCAATTTTGATAGCATCAGAGACCTTGTCAATGCCCTCATTTGAGAACTTAGCCTGTGCCCACTTCTGCAACTCTTCAACGCTCTTTGCGTTGTTGTTCTCATACTCTTTTTCATTAATATAAGGGTATGAGTTGATAAGAGGACTATCAACAGTCACTCTGATGGTCATTTCCTTCTCAGCGCCTTCAGGTTTAAAAGTTGATTTGGCGTGGATTCTAGTGACAACATTCTGACTGTTTTTTGTGCGTTGGTAGTCCTTCAAATTCTTGTGTGTCGTGATAACAACACCACGATTCTCACCTCGACTTTTCTTGACAGTCATCGCAAAGTTATCGCGAACCAGCTCACCTTCCCACGTCCCGACAATGCTATGTTTGCCATCCAGCAATACAGAGTACAGAGTTTCTGTTTCAGTCGTGTTGAAGGTCCTACGATCCTGGATATCGCTATTGAAAGAAAAATCTCCCAAAACTGTTTTGGTATTTTGAACCATGCGAGAAAGAGCCATGCCACAGCTCTGACTAGTTACGCTCATTGGTGTGATAGAACGTTGCATCACATCGTCTGAGATGTGATAGGCTGTGATTTCCAGATGATCATTGTTCTCAACAGGTTTCTTGATGCGAAATAGCTGCGCACCAAGAACAGGAGTCGGAGCTTTTATCAACATATCTTCTTGGATGAGCTGATAAATACCAGAGTCGGAAATAGGATATTTCACGGTTAAGGTGAAATCGCCATTCATGGTCTCTTTAACAATCGCCGAAGTCGTTTCATGAAGTGGCTCCCCGTTCCAACGAACAGTCCGTGTGTCTCTATCAAGTAAATAAAGCAATTATGCCCACCCCCAAACCGTCTCGATTTCAAGTGATTGAATACCTGGACCTAGAACAACCCCAACATTCTTCACTTTCGCTGGATCAACTGTGATAAAATCCCCTGACCATTTCACTGGCTTCCCTGTTGTCGTTTTAAAACTTGGATTGTCAGGATTATTGACCATCACAAGCGATTCTGAGAGCTTTTCAAGCCTAATGACCTGACCAGCGATTGTAAACGAAGTCTCAGAAGCGCTCTGACCAACGATTGTGATTTTAGGAAAGGCAAGAGCAGAACCTTGAACGGTCAAGGTCCCACTTCTTGTCAATCTCTGTGTATCAGTGACTTTGAAGTGTTTGGTAGGGTGACAAGTGAAGGTTGCTTTGGTCATGTAAAGACCAGGTTGCACTTCTTCAAGGTCGCTCACATTGACCTTATAGCACCAAAGACGAGTTGTTTTGACTCGCTCACTCTCTAGCCAGAACTTTTCACGGATAAACAGACTCATAAATTGATTCATCTGTTCTTCAGTAGGTTTGACTAAGTAAATGGTATAAGTTTTCTTGACTAGTTCCCTATGCTTGTTCGTCTGAACAATTGCTCCACTGATACCACCATGCTCCAAAAGAGCTGTCTTGCTCTGGGAGAGAGCAATTGAAGGAGAATCATGGACAATGACTTTAAACGGAAAAGACGATGTTCTCACACCGTCAATCACAAGCTCATTATGCTTTATCATGTAAACCCTCCTCTCAATTGTGTCTTACGTTGCAACTCGTCAGCAATCCTCTGCGCTACCTCATCAGCAATACGAATGATGTCAGCTTCTTCTCTGATAGTATTACCACTAATGGTAATGTTAATTGTCGGTGAAGTTCCACCCATAGTCTGAGCAATACCTCGACCGATAGCACCAAGTGTTTTGTCATTGAGTGGTAACACTGCTTCATTCCCAGCTTCACCACCAACCATGAGGTTATTGCCATTCATTCCAAAAATGGTTGGTTTCGTCATGATACCGCCCTTGGCATACCATTCGATGCTGATACTTGGAACACCCTGGCTCAACCAGTCGAGTGGATTGGCTGAACCGCTAACAGAGAAGTGAGGTAGTGGGATATGTGGCCAGCTAATGCTGAAGTTGAACAATCCCTTGATAGCTTCAATAGCTGAAGATACAGCATCTTTTGCCCCATTGATAGCACCTGAAATGGTACTCTTGATACCTTCCCAAACACTTGATACAGTACTAGATATAGCATTTAACACATTTGATACAGTATCCTTGATGCCGTTCCAGACATTTGATACAGTTCCTGAAATACCGTTGAGGATATTTGAAATGTAACTCTGAATAGCTGAAAAAATAGTCTGAACAATGCTTTGAATAGCTTGCCATACAGTAGAGAATACACCCTTGATAGTTTCCCAAGCGCCTGACCAATCACCAGTAATGATCTGCATAACTGCTTGGATAATACCAAGGACAACATTGATTGCAGTCTCAACAACGGTCTTGATGATTTCCCAAGCTGTTGTAATGACAAGTTGGATATTATCCCAACCAGCTTGAATGAGTGGACCTAAAATTTCCAGAATTGTGCTTATAACCGTATAGATAGCATTCCAGACAGTCTCAGCACTTGCTCGAATAAGTTCCTGGTTCTCCGTCCACCAAGCAACAACCGTTCCAAAGATACTCATGACAAAATTAGAAATTTCTGATACGACTGTGTTGATGACTTCAAGAATCGCATTCCAAACGGTTGTAACGACTTCACGAAAACCTTCGTTTGTATCCCAGAGATATTTTAAAGCAATTACTACTCCCGCAACAGCAGCAGCAATCGCTAAAGCTGTTCCAATAATTGGGAGAGCAGCTGTAATCATTGCACCAATCGAAATCTCCAAAGCAGTTGCAGCCGCTTGTAGTGTTAAAAATATAGGGACAATTACACCTACAATAGCTACAACAGTACCCATAACCACTACAAACTCTTTAATCGGTCCAGGTAAGCCACCAAACCATTCAGCAAAACCCTTGACGATATTCCCTAGCATTTCAAAAACAGGAGCCAAGACTTCTGCAATCGCAGCGCCTAGTTCAGACATGGCCAAAGTAGCTGAATTTTGAGCTGTTTTAAATTTGTCAATAGGATCAAGCGTAGATTCGTATGTTGAGGATACTAGTCCGGCTGATACTTGGGATGTATATCCTAATTCTTCAAAACTTAGTGCTCCACGTTTAATTGCGTCAACCATTTGAGGAGCTTTTTTGGCTCCAAAAATTTCCATCGCAGTGCTAAGAGCTTCTGTCTCACTCTTACTATTTTTGATAGAATCGATGGTTTCTTTCAAACCCTCTGTCATAGATTTGCCTTTTTTGGCATAAGCTCCTGCAGCCTTTGTCAAACCAGACAATGCAGCAGATGAATCAACACCATGTTGCTCCAATTGGCCAATAAGGGTGACCGCTTCTTCAAAACTTAGACCTAGCAACTTAATTTGAGGTGCACCGTCAGTTGCCTTTTTCATCAGGTCATCTACCGAAACACCTGTAGCTTGAGCCACGAAAGTGGTCGAATCTAAAACAGCAGATAAATTTTCGACAGACAATCCATAAGCTTCCAATGCTTGTTTTGATTGTATGGTCGCATTGGTTACATCAGAACCATTTATTTCTGAAAATTTGATAACATCCTCTGAAGCGTTTTTCAATGCTTCTCCGGTCAATTGAAATTGTGTGTTGACTTCTCCAACGGCATTCCCAACAGTTGAAAAGTCAGTTGGTAGCTCCGTTGCAATATCATTTGCAATTTTTTGCATGTCTTCAAGTGCTTTTCCACCAGCGCCAGTTTTAGTGACAATGATGTCCATACCTTCATCAACTTGACGAAAAGCTTCCAAAGCACTCTTCCCAAAATCAACCAACTTTTGACTGATGTCTGATAGTTTTTCAGAAAATTGATTGAGCAATTCAGCTTTTAAGAGATTGTTTGTTTCGCTAAGAGAACCGCTCGCTTGTTTGCCAGCATTCCCAAGGTTACTCATCTCTTGAGAGAGATTCGAGTAAGCTGTTTTAGCTTGATTCAACTGTGTTTCCATTTTATTGGCTTCAGCTGAATTTTCACCATACTCTTGCTTTGTAAGAGCTAATTGCTTTTCTAGATTTTCAATCTGCCGAGCAACAATATCGGATTGCGCTCCAATCCTTTTCTCAGCAAGTGCCAACTTGTCAGCTTCACTTGCGTTAGCTCCTAGCTGACTTTCTTGCAATTTGAATGAACTGACTACTTTTTCATTCTCGCTAGCCAGTTGCTTCTGCTCATTTTGCAATTCTTTTAATTGGTTCTTGTTGTTCTGAGTAGCACTCCCATTCTCAGCAAGTGCCTGGTTGACATTAGCAAGTTTGCCTTCGTAACCTTTAAGGACATTCTTGGTAGTTTCAACTTCACGTTGAAAAGCTCGGTACTGATCAGCGCCGATATCACCATTTTTGAACTGCTGTTCTACCTGAGAGTGAGCTTGTCTCAAAGTTTCTAGCTTCTCCTTAGTCGTCGCAACTTGCTTTTGCAAGACTTCTTGTTTCTGAGTCAAGAGCGTTACGTTCCCTGTATCAAACTTCAAGGCCTTGTCAATCTGTTTCAACTCCTGACTTGCATCAGTAGCAGCCTTATTGACATTTTTCAGAGCCTTCTGCAAGGGTTGCGTGTCGCCATCGATTTCAATTTTGATACCTTTGATATTTCCTGCCATATTTCCTCCTTTCTCAAAAAATAGAAAAGCGCTGAGAGAATTTCTACCACTGATAATGCAGTCAGGGCAAGGAACTTGACCTCAGAATCACTCTCTCAGCACTCATTTTTTTATTTAAAAACTGTCAAAATCAGCTTGCGTGGCTTTCCGTTCGCCACCCTTATCCTCACTCCGCAGATTTACATAATCCGTCTGATAATCTAGAGCCATTCCGATTGAGATGTGTTTTAGATCATCGATAGACAGACCAGTTTCTTTACAGCAGGATAGATAGGATTCTACTGTAAAGATTTCTTCGCTAGCTGATTCTGAGTCATCTGGTGCTTTTTTGTCGTCATGCTCGCATTCAGCATTTCCATCAGCACAGGCCCAACTTCCTGAATCGGAAAGACTTCCATTTCCATGAAGAATTGTTCATAAGGCTTGATGTGAGGATTTGCAGATTTAGCAAAGGTCCAAAAAAGACGGTTGAAAAAGGTCATATCAAACTCTTCTAGCATTGAAATGTCAATGTCAGTCGCTGTCAATTCTTTTTCAGTTTCCAGTTTGTTCAATTCATTCATGAATGATTGATTTTTCAACATCGAGAACAAATCTTGAAAATAATCTTTCCCAAATTGTTGCTTGTAGGCGATAGGAGTATAGCCGTTGGTCCCCAACTCATACTCCTGATCACCAACCAAAACATTTTACGCATAGATCTTCTCCTTAAGCTGCAACGGCAGTAGGTTCATACACTTTCTTGAACCAGTTGTCATACGCATCCTTGTCATCAGCTGATGTGATTGAACGTTTAACAACTGTATCCAATGGACGCGGGCTAGCTTTGAAACTAAGTTCACGTTCGTTGGTTGATGTCCCATTCTTAGTTTTTGAGCCAAGAGATGGGCGACTGGCAAAACAGTAGTACATCACATAGCGAGTCTTGTTTTTGTCGCCTTCAAACTGGAACATCATTGCGAACTCTGTCAAGCTCGCATCTGCTTTTTCAGTCATAACACCAGTTTGAGGGTCCTTGATTTCACCAAGAATTTTTGTTGCAAATTCATCGATGATATGTGGAATTTTAAGTTTACCTTCATAGCCTTCGTTCGAATTCATGAAATGGTAATCCTTGTTGTCTGCTTTGATAGGGGTTGTTTCCCCTTTGGTATCAAGTGTCAGCTCCATCGCCCCGGGAAAACGAAAAACATCACCGTAAGTAATAACTCCATCTGCTGCAAGTGTTTTGATAGGTGCGATATGTACGTTTTCTAAGCCAAAGGTTACTTTATTTTCTTGAGTCATGTCATTCCTCCTTAATATAGATAGACCGTATAAGACTTGACATAGAGTCTTTCAGCCTCAATAAATGTTTCTTCTTGAACATCGAAAAAGAGCTCGTGAGTTGTCCACAGCTCTTCCAGACGTTCTTCCAAATCTTCATCCTTATTCTCAAAAGCTAGCTCGACTGTCACGCTCTTAATCTGATGATTAACCGTGTTGTCAGCTGCATTGATGGCTGGACTTGATTCATAATAGACCAGGTAAGGTAGGTCAGGAGCGTTCCCGGTTTTAAACGCTCGATAGGTGACAGGCAAGTTTACCTGTTCCAAAATAGCAGCAAAGTCTGATAGCTTCATTTCCCAATCTCCTTGATTCGCTTCTCAAAGTTCTGAATTGCTTTTTCTTCAGCTGGCTTGATGTGGACGATACCAGCGACACGACCACCATTTCTTGAAAGGTGCCCGTTTTCAAGTATGTGAGTAAGACTTGCAACTGCGTTGAAAACGACAAAAGAGCCATTTGCCAACTTCTTCTTTTTCCAACTTCTACGATACTTTCCGTACCGTTTCGGACTTGTCTCTTTCAACTCATCCACAGTCTCATCAGCCACTTGCTCTGCAATCTTATCCACTTCTTCAGTAACCTCATCAGAGTAAGCTGCAAGCTCTTTCGCTATCAAATCAGCAAGGTCATTACTCATTTCAAGACCTCTGACAAAGTCAACTCTAAAATTTCAGAATCGATAGGATAGGTTTTCAAGATACGATATTGCTTGCCTTCAAATTTCGCAAACTCCTGATCCTCATACTCAAAATTTCGAATCTCAACAACCAAGCTCGGTTTTAAACCTGCCTGATTTGCTTGATAAAATTCAGAGCGAGTAACCCTCTTTTTTTGACACAAGAGAGTAACTTCAACATCTTCAGAGATTGGTTGTAGTAGTTTATCCTTACCTGTGACTTTTTTAGAGATCAGCGTGATTTCATGATTCCACATTCTTGACCTCTTTCTTTGATGCTATCTGTAAATTATGCAGTCGCCACTGAAGATGGCGTGGCATATCCACCCCACCCTCATAGCGATAAGCAGCATAGTCAACGATAAACATTTCATGGTCAGCACGCTCACCAACAAGCTCGATACCAAGGTTATCGGTCAATTCAGTGATGACACTTGAAATGATTTTTTCTAACGGCTTGTCTCTCAAGCTAGTTGAAATACCCAGCTTAAGCTTCAGCAATTCTAAAAGCTGACCTTCATCCATGCTTACTCCTCAACTTCCTTAGCAGGCTCTTCAGCAGTTTCCTCAACTGTTTCCTTAACTGTTTCTTCCTGCTCAACTGCGGGCTCTTCCTTAACTTCTTTTGTTTCAGGAGCTGGTTTCTTAGGCTCATCATCTCCCAAAACCTCAAGGAAGATAGAGCCAGCAGTGTTAGAACCAGTCAAAAGGCCATTGGTAAAGCTATCTGTGGGATCATATCCTTCACGAGGAAATATATCGCCAACAGCATAGTCATGTTTTTCAGGATCAGCCAAGTCCTTGAAAGGACGGATTACTTTATAGCTCATACGCCACCTCCTTAAGCTACAACATCAGTGTAAGTTCCGAAGAATCCAGCTTCTTCATCTACTTTCTTAATATCCAAACGGATAAAAAGCCCAAGCAATTGTCCGTAAATGTCATTGTTCACCCACTTAACGGATACTTGAGCACGGTCAAACTCTTTGACGAACTCAGTGACATCTCCGATGAAGAATTTCATGTCTCCTTCGTTTCCAAACACTGCGTCATCTACTTTGTAGATTGTTTTCCCACCAAATGAATAGCCAGTGGGTGAAGCTACATCAGTTTGAAGCATGTAGCGCCCATCTTTATCCTTCACCTTGTCAAGTGCAGCAAACATTGACTTAGTTACAACGATGCTTGCTTTATAAATTGATTTAAGCTTCTTGTTGTAGATATCTTTAATACCATCAAATCCAGCTGCATCTGCTTGGGTAGCTGTTTTGAGGACAGCTGTAACTAATGACAATTCAGTGTTTTCACCTTGATTGAACACTTCGTCTTCAACAATGGACATGATGTCATAGTCTGCGTCGTCAATCATTTCTTGTGACACAGGGACATATCCACGGTAAGTCTTGATTGAATAATCAATCTCGCTGATTGCTGGTTTTCCGAGTTCTGGATTTGCTTTCAATTCATCTGTTGAAACCATTACACCATCCGTTTTCTTGATAACTGGATATTTACCAGATCCACTGTTAACTTTAACACGTTCCACAAGATCCAAAAGTGGATTGCGTGTTTTTTCAAGGAAGTGAGGTTTTAGTACTTCAGTCGGGATTAGAGCTGCGCTTCCTGAATCAGTAGTTTTCAAGCCTACGATGTCACGAGTTTGACCAGTACGAATGTATTTAGCAATTGCGTCACGTTGTTCCAATTTCTGTCCTCCACGTTTTTCTTGACTTGGGTAAGTCGGGGCTTTGCGATTCAATTCTTCAACTTGATTTTGCAAATCTTCGATTTCCTTTTCAAGTTGTTCTTTTTCTGCCAATTTTTCATCCAATTCTTTTTGGATGTCTTCCAGGTTCTTTTCAACTGTTGAAACTTCTTCATCATTTCCAGCTTGTTCCAATTTCTTCGCTTCAAGTTCAGAGCGTTTGTTCAATTCTTCAATTGATTGTTCAAGCTCTACCACTTTTTCTGCTTTGTTGCGCATACGAGCGCCTAAAATCAATGATTTGTGCATAGGTTAAATTTCTCCTTAATTTCTTTCTTGCGCTTGTCCAGCGCTTCACGATTAGCACGCTGTTGACTTTCAAAGTCTTTCTGTCGTGCAGCAATTTCCGTTTGCGGATAGGCTGGGAAAGTGCATGGACTCACTTCAAAGATTTCTAATTCTAAGATAGTGTCCAAGTACGAACCATCTGCTTGCTCTTCCGTATTGATTTTGATTGGGATGAAACCAAAGCTACATCCAATCACATCGCCACGCTGAACACGCGCATAGGCTCCAACAGCTTGCGGATCATCTTTGTTGATGATGATATCACCGTAAAGTCCGATTTCATCAACTCCCAAAGTGACCGTCCCATTACCAGTACGACCAAGCACTAAACTATCATCATGGTTAAACAATGCCCTGATGTCAGCTCCTTTGATGGCTTTTTCAACACCCTCACGTTTGATTACCTCAAAATAACCCGGCCATAATTCAGTAACTTCATTGAACTTGATAAAGTACCCGCTCAAAATCAAATCACCAGTTTCACTTTCTTCTCGTGTTTTGAACTGAGCAGTACGATAACTATTCCGTTTGTTCATTCTCTTCCTCACCTCCTTTCAACTTCTTCTGGTCACCAAGTCTATCTTGTGGGATATAGTTTTCAAGAGCGAGGAGCTCATCCATATCAGGATCAGGCGGCATCCCAAGCCAATCCCTCCACTCGTTTCGACGCATTGCCATACTTTTAGTCATCTGTTCAGCAACTGAAGACAATTCTGTAATGTCATACGAATAAAGCGAGCGAGCATTAAGTTTGAAATACCGATTATTTGAGACAAGTAAGTCTCTCGTTAATGTCTGAGTGATTGTTGTGGCGATGCTCATGACTGTTGTATTGACAAAGTTGTTGTATTCTTCTTTGTCAAAGCTACCAACTCCCAAAATAAAAGCTGGCACTCCCAAAAGCCCAGCAACTGTTTTCTTGTCAATTTCAACAGATTCATTGATAGCAATATCTTTCAAACTTAATGGCTTGACCTGTTCAACCTCTAGTAAAGCATCAGGAATAATCCACGGCTCACCAGCTTGACTAGTGCTAAGATATTTCTTAGCGACCTGGTCACGTCCCTCTTGTGTTCCTAATTCCCCACTAGAAGAATCAACCTTAACAATCAAGCTAGGAACATTTTTGCCACTCATAAAGCCCTTTTTGATTTGGGTCGCAAGGTTTAAATTCCTAACAATATCCCTCAGAGCAAGCCTATATCCAGTCCCTACAAATGGATTGTCTGGATCTGGGTTGATTACAAAGTGCACGATTTCGCTTGGGTTGTAGTCAATACCACGATAATTCACGATATAACCAACATCATCACTTTTGAAATAGACCTCACTCATTGCGAATGGTCTCAAGTTCAAAATATAATCATTCACAGGATCATACTCAACATGAAGAACTGAATTTCCGTCACCAAATAACAACAGGTCACGCACGATCTTGAAAATCCAAGTCTTGCGAGTCATGTTGTCGCATGGATTTACATCAATCTTCCGAGCCAATCCATCTTTTATTCGAACATCGCCCTTGTCAGTATTCTCCATCAAATGAATGGTCATATTGGATACCATGTCAGCAATCTTGTTGACCGCAGCAATCACATCAGGATTGCGAGCCAGTGGCACATAGCTATCACCGTCGATATAAAGACCAAAATCTGAATGAGTGATAACATTCGTTCCGCTTCGACTCTTACCACGTTTCAAAAACCTATCTAAAAGCCCCATCTTTACTCACCTCCTTTCTAGCGAAAATTATTTTGAAAAAGTGAATCAAAGTGTTTGTTTCTTACTATATTCTGACTGACATCAACTATTTGTTTATCCCAGTTAACTGTTTCAGCCCTCAAATCTTTCGTATAGCTTTGACGAACGATTACTTCTTCACCGTTTAAAATTACTTTAACTCGCCCTTTATTAATTAGCACATTAATTTCATGTTCTGATAAAACTATTTCATTCATAAGTCACCTAATCAAAGAAGCTCATGACATTCTGATTCTTACCAAGATTAGCAAGAGCCTGAATACAAGCAAAAACGCTGGCATCGAACAAGTCAATTCTTGCAGTACCACCGTCACCGTCTAATTTCTCATATTGCACAGCATCATCCACCTTTTCAATCGCTCTAACATTACTCACACAGTATTCGTAAGCGTCAGAATGAAGATAGTAAAACTCTTTATTCTTAACTTTGAACTCAATCCGTCTAAATCCTTCAGATTTCAGATAGAAAAGCTGTGGTTGGTCAATCATCTTAAACCGAGCTTGTTTCATCTTCGTCAGAAACTCACGGCCAAACTTCCTATCCATTCCGACAGCAGCAATCTTGAACCCTTTCTCTCTCATCTTAATAAACCATTTGACAATATCATCATAGAGAACGGTCGGAGTATTGCTCATCGTCAGCCAGCCATCAGACTGCCAACCAAAGAGTGGAATCCCGTCATCATTGGCTTTCTTCTGAGCATTTACACGAGGAAAGAAAGCGTGTGTGATACAAATATCAACATCTTTCTCGCCGTCATGGTAAACACCATAAAGAGCGGCAGCGGTTAAGTCATGCAACCTTGACAAGTCAGCACCACCATACCATTGGATTTGTAAGCGTGCCAATTCCTCTAAGGTCCAATCATATTGACTATCTGAAGCGATGAACTCATCAGGATTGAAGTAAGCATTCATCGAGTTTGTAAAGACATTCAAAGTCTTGTTAAAGAACTCATTCCTAGTCTGTGGATCATTCATAGCCTGCTCTGCTTCAGCTCTCAAAGCAGGCATGGACACCGTGACACCCCACGACGGATTTGCCATCTTCAAAACATTATCATCAAGATAGTCACCAACATCGCCATCCGTTGTCTGATTAGCTTTACAAATAAAGATAAATAAAGCCTCATCCTGTACCAACTGCTTGAGCACTTTCTGACAGTATTTCAAGCGGTTAGCAAGAAATCCAGTAGGAATATCACCAGCCGTTGAGATAACAAAAAGCATACTGTTTCGGTATGCTGACATTGTTTTCTTCATAAGACCATACTTCTTACTATTCCTCATCGTGTGAGCTTCATCGATGACTGTGACATTGCCATTGAGAGAGTCCAAACGGCTCTCATCGTTGGCCAAGGCCTGAATATAGAATGACCCATCATCTCCAAAATTAGCTGTGATAGAGTGTTCTTGGTTATTGTCCTTGATACGGATAGATTTCTCATTCCATCGTTCCACGTTGAACTTGATGAAATTAAAGGCTTCCAGCGCTTGCTTGACAGAGTTGGCCACGATATAGCATTTTGAACCACTATCGGCATCCAAAATCTGATAAAGCAAAGCAATAGCAGCAGTAAAACTGGTCTTGCCGTTTTTCCGTGCCAGCATTATCAAGGCTTCTTTGAACCTACGCTCGTTCGTACCAGCGTGATAGAACCCAAAGAGATTGACAACCGTGAAATGTTGCCACGGTTGCAAAATCAAAGGCTTGTTACGGATAGACATGGCAAACATGTCATCTCCTTGCTGGTGAACAATTGAGTTCTCAATGAAGTGAACGGCAAAATCCACTATATCCTCATCAAGCTCATATGCTGGATTTTCCAAATCCCTCAAAAAGCGTTCAGCAGCCAAAATCCGTTCTTCGTTATGTTCCTCTTGATAGCTCAGGACATAATCAACATAGGCTTTAGCTTTTCCAAGATTGGTTGTAGCGTGGCGAAAATCGGCAAAACGTTTTTCAAAGTCTTTATCCATCTTTCACTCGCTTCTTTTTCAGTTCATTCTTAAACTTCAGGACCTCAGTAAGAACTGAATCACCTTCTTGTTCTACTACCTCACCGAGCGACTTAGGATTCATCATCAACTGATTAGAGTAGCTGAGGATGTCTTTCCTCAAAATTTCCATCGCTGTCAAGATTGGAACTTTACGCTCATTCTCAGCGCCAGCCTTATTGACGTAGGTGTCTGTTACTGGATAACCCATGTCAGCATAATCTTGAGCAAGTTTCTGATACTGATATAGCATGCCAGCAAAGATGTCAATGATCATTTCGAACTCTTTACGATAAGTGCCCAAATCTTTCATCTGCTTGACCACTTTTGACTTAATCGACTTCGCTGTAATTGGTTTAGCCAAAAACTACCTCCTTTCGTCAAAATTGCTTAGTTTTTACCCCCTTTTTGTTTGAAGGCCCCCGACTTGGAAAAAGTTCCCTTCACCGGTACCCTACTGCCCAAAATGAATTTTTAAAGAGGTGGGGGGTATCCATAAAATTCTTCAAATTCCTTTTTTCTCTTTCTTTGCCAAAATAATCCTTGATTGATAATCTTATCATTCTTTCTATCGTGAAACGTATTGTGTTTCTTGTTTGTTAGTGGCAAACAATTCCACTCAACGAATTCAAGCTCTGGATATTCAGATACAGGGAAGATATGATGTACCATTTCAGCTGCTACTGAAATTCCGTATCTCAAACTTTCTTGACAAAGATAATTATACCTTCGCATTATCCTGTCACGAAACTTCTCCCACTTCTTAGACTTCAAGGATGGTCTTATAGGTTTGTTGTACATGGCAAACATCCTTTCCAATACTAAAAGGGACAGGCCAGTGACCTATCCCCTCTCATACAAGAAATCTATGCTACCATAATAAACCTTTTTTTGTGAGACTTCAAGATACCTTTTGTCTCATTTTGTTTTCTTTATAAAATCATAGACTAATACAAAAAGAAAAATGAACGGTAAGAAAATAAATCGCAGCCCTTCAGCAAGGAAGTCTAATGCATCTCTTTTTGTATGATCAAAAAAAACGACTAAAATAATTACGGTAAAAAAATAAACAACTAGATATCCTAGAAATATTCCCAATGTTCCTTCCTCCAACTATACCAATTTTATCCCTCACTTTCACATATCTTATATTTTGTTAAACTCACTCTAAATCTCAAACCCTTACTAATCATGGGTTTTGAAGAGTTTCATTTTTTCAGTTTATGCTCAACTCATTATGTGAAAGTAATATCTAAAAAAATTAAATGACAAAGTTCCGTAGTGCATCATCGAGCTCTGCTTGTTCTATCCCTATGTATCTCAATGTGATTGCAGGTGATGAGTGATTGAACATTTTCTGTAATGTCCCCACGTCCTTCGTCTTATTGTAATATTTATAGCCGAATGTCTTGCGCATTGTGTGTGTGCCAACATTATCAATGCCAAGTTCTTCAGCTGCTTCATGTATGATTTGATAGGCTCGCTCACGAGTGATCGCTTTATTCTGACCTTGCCTACTTTTGAATAAGAAATGATGAAATGGTTTCCCTTCAACATATCTCCTCATTTCTTTCTTGAGTTCTTTTGTCATCCGTCTTGTTATCTGCTTGCCAGTCTTCCGTTCTCTCAGTTTGATGTGCCAGCCTTGAACATCTTTAACTTTCAAGGTAAGTATATCTCCGACTCGCAAACCAGTATTCAGGCCTGTAATGAATAGCATATAATACATCTCATTCCACTCTCTGAGATAATCTTTCATTGCCTGAATGTCGTCATTATCTTTTATCGGTGATACAAATTCCATATTCTACCTCCTTTCCACAAAACAAAAAGCCAGCATTTGCTGACTCTTGACGATACTTCTGTTGGACAACTTTTCTGACTAGAATTAAGGATGGCTCCTAAAGTGTGATGTGTGTTTTTGTTTCAGAAGTTCATGCTATCATAATAAACCTTTTTTTGTGAGACTTCAAGATGTCTTTTGTCTCATTCTTGTTTACAACTCACCTTTCAGTATAGCGTACTGTTCTAAGATAATCCTCCTCCTTCTATAAATTGTAGCTTTGCTCATGAATTTCTGTTCTGCTATTTCTTCCCATCTCAGTTGAGGATACCTCCAGCGCAGATTAAAGATTTCCTTGTCTTCATCAACTAGATTGATCAGGAGTTTGTTAATAATAGCTTTGAACCCTTCGAGAAATTTTAAGGTTGGATCATCTGCGATTCTGATTGCGATAGTTTCGGTAGGTTTGCTTATTCCTACGCTGGGACCACTCTGAGCATCTGAGTTTCTAGTTTCTAATTCTAGTCTTCTCAAATCTATTGTACGTTGAATGTTTTGGAATTTGAAAAGTTCTCTGTCCAATGTTTTGAGGTCTTCGTCGCTCAATTTCTTCAAATTTTACCTCCGAATTTTCTAAATAATTAAATAAGCTATCGAACATTTTAGAAAAAGCCTTACTGATGTCAGAAACTATCTGCTTAATCATTCTAGATAAAACTTCAATTTCTTCCTGACTTAACTTTCTAAGCTCATTTTCTAATTCTATTTGTTTCTTCTGAGCAAGTTGTTTAGCTTTCTTCTTTTTAATTCTTCTATTCATCTTACTCTCCATTTCCTAGTATTAGCTTTTATGAACTCAGCCTGCTTTTTCATCTGCTCCCATTCATAATCCATGATGATTTCAAGTTGGTTGTTACAAAGGCTTTTTAAGAAATCGTTTTGAACTTCTAACTTTTCAATATCCTTATAGGCCCTTTCATACAGTTCATCTTCCAAAAATCTAATGCGCTCTGCCATTGCTTCCTGAATGATGATGTAAGTTGGTTTCTTGTACTTTGTCATTACAATCTTACCTCATCTCCTATTTTTAGAGATTCATAGTTTGTTTGAGTAACTACGAACACTCCGTAATTTTGCACTGTGATAGTATACATGTCTCCAATCTTCTCCTTTTGTAAAACTCTGCCTTTAATTTCTGCTCCTTGATTGTCAGCTTTATAAACGATAATCGGGCGCTTTTCTTCTAGTTCTTTAATCTGGATACTCTGCCAGATATTCAATCCAGCGGATAGCAGGATCCAGATTGCGATAAATCGTTTCAATTTTCATTCTCCTCTGCAGCATACTGCACCCATACAAGAGTTTCATATAAATCACTTGCGTGTCTCTTGATCTTTCCCAACTCATAGCTGTTTAGATTATCTGAGTTTGTTAAAATATCGATTTTTATATTTTCGATAGCTAGAATAAAATCCTTTGTACCTTTCAACCTGTGACCTCCTTAATCTATACTTCTCTCAAATACTCATTGAACAAATCTTCATCAAGGACTCCGCTCTCGATTAGATTTTCAACTGCGATTTCAATTTTAATCAAACGATTTAATTCTTCGTTAGGCAACGTAGCCATAATAACTTCTTTCATCACTCTACCTCCTCGATCTCGATTCCTGGACAATCGAATACCCAACCAAAACCAGCTTCTTCTAGTTCTTTGCGGGTGTGGTCTCTATGTTGTGTATAAATCGTACTATAAAAACGAAGTCCATTCCTTTCTGTATTTACCAAATAATCAATTTCTTTGGTATTGCTTCTTAACTTCACCCGATACCGTTTTTCCTTCTCGACCTCGAATCCATCAAGCCAAGCACGAGCGAATATTTCGATATTGTCATCTGTATAAAGCCAATCTTCAATATCCTTGTTTTCATGTTTTCTGACTTCACTCATTGCGCCTAAGATGTGATAATCTTCTTTTTTTGCGTATTCAATATAATCCGCCACAAACTGCGGAACTTTTACTTTATTCAACTCACGTCGGATTTTATCAGCATCTTTCAATTGTTCGCCAACCCATGCTCCCTCTAGATTGCCTTGCTCGTAGCCTTCACGCCATTTTGCATGGCTGAAATCTTGCTCAAATTCGCTCATGATAGCTTTCAACCAGACTTCTCTGTCATGTACTGGCAATTCTCGCAAGCGAGCTAGTATGTTCTTGACATAGCGAGGTGCTTCGTCTGCATGACCTGTTTCTGGTCCATCTAGCTGTTTCACTAAATCCAAAACATCGTCCAAAGCAACATAAAACTTTTCTCCATACAATTTATCTAAATTTCCAATTTTCTCAATCATTTCCTGCTTATTCATTCTTCTGCTCCTTTTTATAACTTACCGAATAAATCTCTGAGGTAGTTTTCAACCCGTTCCTAAAATCCTCAGCTTTTTCTTTCGTTTCAAAAGTATATTTTTTATACTTGATCGTATCGCCTGGACGATACACAGGTACTAAGACAATCCACTTCATGCTTGGCCTTCCTGTCTAATTATTTCAAAATGGCAACCCATCATCTGGAATATCCATTGGCTCGCCTTGTCCATAACTTGGTGGCATCTGATTTTCCATGCTTGACTGGTTCGCAGTGTTATCTTTCTTTTCCTTTCCTGTCACACATTCCACAACTGAGTAACCGATAAAAAAGCACAGAAAAGTTATTCCAAATTCTTTAATAAATTCAATCATTCTCTATCTCCTTCTTCATTTTCTAAAGCGGCATCCTGTATAAAAGTATTGCCAATTTCATAGTATTTGTATTCCTCGGCTGTCACTTCAAATGTTTCTTCAACGTGCTTATTTCCTACTTGTCCTGAAACGACTAGGATATATCTTCTTTTGGTTCTGGTTGGTACCAGTACCGAGCTTTTTCCTGTCATGACAGGAATGAATGTTGTGTGAGGTTCATCAATGTACTTGTCCACAACCGTCCCGCTCGAAATCTGGTGACATGCTACGAGGAAGGATGCGAATAAAACAACACATAGGATTTTAAAATATCTCATTCCTTCTCCTCCAAAAGCTCTGGATCTTGGTAAATGTTGCCGATGATTTCAAACTCAAAGTCTCTACTCTTTATCAATTCAGCGAAAGTAAGACGTTCGTCTTCCATTCGTATGAATAGAGACGATTCGGGATATCTAGTTTTTCCGAATTCAAAACAAGCTTCACCTCTCACTACTTCAACGAAATTAATACCTTCTACTGAGCCATCTACATAACCCTCGTGACAATATTCATCCCACTCGTCATTAAATTTTAAGACATCTCCCTCACAGATTTCTTGACTATTCTTGTCAAGGATTTTTGTTGATTGCATGAGTACGATTTTGTCAAAACTCATGAAATTTGTTTCACCAAATTCCCAATGCTCACCAACTAAAACACCTTTTTTAAAATCTATCAAAGAAACATCTAGCATTGTTTGCAATTCTTTATCCCACACTCTGTACTTCGGTATCATGCTAACACTCCTTAAATAAACAAACTAGCTAACCATATCAAAAATGCACATGTAATGATTTTCGAAATACTACTCTTTACAGCATATGAATAATCCTCTTCAGATTCTTTTTTGCTAGATAACACAGGCCAGATGAAAGATAGTAGTGCATCCATCCCTAATGCTTGCCAAACTGTAATTTTACTGACAGGAACGATCGTTGTGATGATTTCATTCCAACCATACTGAACCACAAATGGCGATACAACGATTACAAATGCCGCTCCTAAAACAATTCCTAATTTTTTCATTTTACTTTTCCTTCACATCTTTTAATGATTCCATTGTCTTAATAATTTTTTCTAACATAGATTTATGTAGCGTGATGTAATTATTTTTCTTCACTTGCTCACAGAAGATACAAATTCGATCGCCAAAAAATCTGCAATTTTCAGTTAAGCGATGTCTTTCATCTGACTCTATTTGTTCCTTGTTGGCTAAGCTAACAAGGATTACTTCATCAGATTCTTTCCAATCTGGAAGCGCTGCAGATTTGTAAAAGTTTTCAAATGCTAAATTGGTTAAAATATCTCTAGCCATTTGTTTCCTCTCTTTTCTTCGTAATCAAGTAGTAGCAATCAGCTGCTCCGTAATCAATCCTGATGTTTTCTCCACTCATGCTTTTCCGAAAGCGTGGATGGTTGATAGCTGAGTAACTAGCTTGATGTTTCTTTAATTCGTTGATTGCGCTATGTATGTGGCCAAAACTCCCAATGAGTATCTTGCGGTGCCCGTTGTAAATGAAGTAGAGATTTATCATTCCTTCACCTGAATCACATAAAAATTCCCAAATGATCTTAGCGCCTTGGCCACCTGCATTGCAACCGCACGAGAAACAAACCGAATAGCTCCCCTCTCTTCTGAAAAAGAAATATCAATTCCAGTCACACCGATGGTCGCAGACATCAAGTACGGTTTTTCTTCTTTTATTCCATGTTTCAAAATAAACATCACTTTCTTCCTTTCTCAAGTCTTTCTAGCATTTCTTGTTTCTTCTTCTCAAGGTCCTTTTTGGTCTCGTCACTAGTCTTATTGACATAGTCTGGTTGTGACCATTCAGGAACATTTGATTTTTGATTTCCTGACTGACCCTTGATTTTACTTTCTTTGTACGCTCGCTCACGTTCATCGACTGCTGCAATCGTCAAAACTCCATCGTTTTTCCAATTAGTCAAAATCGCTCTGATATAACTAAAATTCCTTTTACCATTGTCAGCAGCAAGACCAATTGCTTTCAGAACAACTTTCGCTTCCATACCATCCAAAGTAATGAACTCTTTCAAGATTTCAAATTGAGTTCCATCCAATTGAGCAATACGAGATTGATATTCTTCGACGATGAGTGCGACTGGATTTTCATCTACATCTTTCTCTATCTCTGTATCTATATCTATATCTTTCTCTATATCTATATCTCCGTTGCAAGTTGTTGCAATGGTGTTGCAATGCAACCCCCTCAACTCTCTATGTTTGCGACTTCTACGAGTGCTCGCCGTTTCGCTCCCAACCATCTCAGGAACCTGTTCTAAGAAATAATCTCTGTCATTTATTCTAGTCAGCAAGCCCTTACTCTCCAAGAAAATCAAAGTGATTTTAATATCTTCAACATTCTCATCAATGACAAGAGCAATTTCTTCAGCTAGATTGTCAGCAAGTCCATCATAGTAGATGTGCCCGCCATCCTCTAAACTAATCAACATCATTTTGAGATAGATGATAGTGTGGGTATCGCCACCTGCAATCTTACGAAGCAATTTCATTTCTTTAGACTTGAAAAAATCTTGAGCAAGTTGAATCCAATAGTATCGCTTGTTTTTAACTACCATCGATACCCTCCGTTTTAATCCACAAATGTTTCTTTTCGTGTCACGGGATCAATGTCCACACGTTGACCAGTTTTAAAGTCAATAAAACCTTTTTCAACTTGTGGCGCTTGAAATTGAATATTCTTTTTCTGCCTCATAGCCATTTTAAGCTTGATATTCATCATCAGCGATTCAATCAAGATTACTGATACTAGTGTGCCTACTGCGATAATTTGTAAATTGTTCATGTTTTTATCCTCTTTTTATGCTATAATATAGTCAAATAATTTTGCTAAGACCTTGTCCAGAAGCCTTTTAGTAAAGTTATTATAGTTGATTAGAGAGCCATTCTTTGATGGCTCTTTTTGACCATTTCTTACCAGGAAGTTCTTTAGGAAATCCCTTCATGTAACGATAATTATTTGAAAATGTGTCATAGTTGATTCCTAGAAAATCACAGGTAGTGCTCACATCCATCAGCTCTGGATAGTGGTCACTATCTTTTTCTATTTCAACCAACCTTGTGATCGTGTCCTTGATAATGGATTTGATCCAGTCTGTTAGTGAAAGTAGAACATTGTCCATCTTCTTCCCCTCCTACACTTCGTCAAATGAGTTTAATTTCATGATTTTCATCTTAGTATTAGTGCTTGGCTCCCACGTCATCCAGTAGGCCAATGCGGCTTCTGCAAACTTTTTCGGTAGCAAGTCATAACGACTAATATTGAAGTGGTCTTTAAAGTCAATCTCAGCTTGTCTAAAGACTGACTGAGCGAAAATCTTATCAGCATAAGCTGGACTATCAATACCACCCAAGCAAGCTACTACACGAGCCTTGCGCTTCTTCAGTAGCGACTGAGCGTAGCTTGGGTGAATCGGTTGCTCGCTCTTGAGATAATCAATATCTTCTAGCATGGTCGCCTGTTGCTCACGCAATTTCTTTTGGCCAGTGAATAGAGCGATAAAGGCATCCTCGTCCAAATCTTCACGGATGAAACCGCCCTGCTTGCGAATGGCTGGCAAAACCTCTGATGTCACCCAGCGCTTGAACTCTTTCGCTTGAGGTAATTTACTGGATAAGATAAGAGAGTAGAGACCAGATTCGTTGATGATGATAGTGTTTTGTGTTCGACCTAAATTGTCGGTGAGTCCGTATTTCACGGAGTCATCTTCATCAACGTGCCGAGAAATTGCGTCCAGTGGTTTAGCATATCCTAAGATATCTGCAACATCCTTCCCGACAAACCACGGCTCGTCATCAATTGTCAAAGTACGGACTTCCTGCCCGTGAAAGTTAAAAATTTCGTTCATAATATTCCTCTTCTTACTTTTCCTAGTGTTAAAATAGTTTCCCAAACATCTAGTCCCTCAAGACTATCAATCATCAGCTGACTAAGTTGGTGATTTTTCTTCTGCCAATTCTGTATTATTTTTACTTGCATGTATGGACCTCTCAGTGATTTCTCCAAGGGTTTTCAATACCCAAAATATCTACGACTTTTTCTTTCACATAATCGCTTCCTTTTCCATACTTCAGCAGTTCTGAAATGACCGAAGGTGCGACGAATACTTGTTTTGCCAACTCAGCTTGAGTCATATCCAGCTCAATCAAACGAGTTTTGATTTTAGCCTTGATTTTTTTAAGTTCTTTACTCATTATTTTTCCTTTCTAAATTTGATATAATGTAAATAAAACTCGGAGGTGTAACATGAAATTTGAACCAGAATTAGTAAGAGATATATTGCTAGACATCGAAGAACTACATCAATATCCAGAACCTTTTATTTTCTCTGATAACTCGAAATTTAACAGAGCTAAAAAGTATGAAGTAAATACTTTTGTTTATCATTGCAAGTTGCTCTCAGAAGCTGGTTTTATAAATTGGTCACCGAAATTTGACGGATCGAATTCTTTGTATATTGCTTTTATCAATGGTATAACTTACCAAGGGCACCAGTTTCTTGATTCAGTGAGGAGCCCTAAAGTTTGGAGAGAAACCAAGAGTGTCGCTGAAAAAGTAGGTGTGTTTTCTCTAAACTTTCTATCTCAAACCGCCTCACAAATCATTACTAATCTTGTAACAAACCCGGAGCTACTTAAGTAAAGTATTTTGAAATGATTGCTTAACAGTTGCTTCGTGTAGCTGTTCACGAGCATCTATATAGTCAATTTGGATGAGAGATTCTGGGATTTCCCCTCCCTTAGTACCCCAAATGATTTTGATAGATTTAAGGCCGATACCCTCAGCTCGGAAATCAATTCCATTCAAAATAACGTGTGGGACACTAGAATCACTACTAATCTTGATTTCTAAATCTTGGATTGGTAATGATTTTTTTGATAAATTGCTCATCTTCCTCTCCTTTCTTTTAAAAAATTATCTAAAAAGTTAGCGAATTTCTTGACAAATTTTAAAGAGTTTTATAAAATAAAACCATAGCGAAAAGACCTACTAAAAAGTAAGGTTCTACCTAGAAAACGGACGCCAATCAGTTTCATTAGGCTTTATTTTTTGGTTGTCTTGTTCGCTAACTCTTTAGCTTACAAATTATATTTTACAGAACTCTTTAATTTTTGTCAAGTAATTTTACAGAGTTTTTTAAAATATTTTTTGTCATCCTCTAGAAAGGTTGATAAAACAATGTTTCCGACATTTGAAATCGTTAAAGAACTTTGTAATAAGCAAGGTATTTCTTTAAATAATTTAGAAGAACGGATAGGTTTCGCTAGAAATTCTTTGTATTCATGGAAAAATAGCGAGCCAAAACCAAAAAAATTGAAAGTTGTTGCTGACTACTTCAACGTGTCCACTGACTATTTGCTTGGTCGCACGGATAACCCTGCTATCGCTGGTGATTCAAAAGAGTATACTTGGCAAGGTAAGCCCCTGAATGTTGAAGAAATGGCATCGAATGTCATGATGTTTGGCGGTCGAGAATTAACAGATGAAAAGAAAAAAATCATCCAGTCGATCATTGAAGGTTATCTCAAAGAAGCTGGTGATTAGAGGTACTGCTTAGTGACTGAAAAAGAAATTATAAGTCATTTTCAGATTCGTATTATCGATTTTGATGGAGATTTGATGCCTGATGAACTTGGATTTTACGAAAAAGAAACCAATACAGCTTTCCTGTCGAGCAAACTCAGCAAAAAAGAGAGAGTTAAGGTGCTTCTACACGAACTCGGCCACAAGGACCACACACGCTCAGAGTACCAGAACGCTCGCCTACGCTGTGAAAACGAAGCTGATAGAAATATGATCCATCATCTCGTAAAAGATGCGATAGAAAGCTTAGACGACCCTACAGAGTTTGATTACCTCAAATTCATGTCTTATTACAATCTTAAAACCGTGACAAATGAAATCATGGTAAAAGAGGAATATCATAATTTATCAAATATAGTTTAAGGAGATGTTATGAACAAGGAAAAAAGTTCTAATTATAAGCCTTTTTATAAAAAAGTCTGGTTTTGGATATTGGTAGCTATCATAGCAATTGGTATATCGAATAGTCTTACAAAACAATCTTCCAGCAAAATTGACGAAGAAAAAACAAATGCACTTAAAACAGCTCGAGAACTTGTTGAAAGTAAGGCATCATTTTCTGAGAAAACACTTCTTTGGTATTTAACAGAAAGTGCGAGTCACAAATATTCAAAGAAAGCTGCTCAGTATGCTGTAGAGAATGTTGGTGATGTTTGGGTTAATGAAGCGCTCGACATTGCAAAAGAAGAAAGAAGTGAAGGTAAGACTGACCAAGAAATCCTTAAAAGTTTGACAGATAAAGATGCTCAATTTACTGAAGAACAGGCCCTGAAAGCTATTGAAAAATTAAATGAATAAAAAAAGCCTCACAATCGCCCTCGCCAAAGTTTGATTGTGAAGCTCATCCTTATAAAAAATCAGCCATTAAAAAGGCCTCTTTTCTATACCCTATTTTACACCATGAAAGGGGTGATGTCAATATTCTCAATGTTTAGACCTTGTCCAGAAGCTGATAAACAAGGAGAATACAATGAAATATAATAAAACAAAATACCCAAATATCTATTACTATGAAACTGCAAAAGGCAAACGTTATTACATCAGACGCTCTTTCTATTTTCATGGTAAAAAGAAAGAGATTACTAAAAGTGGTCTCACAACCCTTCCACAAGCTCGTGCAGCCTTGACAGAGATTGAGCAACAAATCCAAGACCAAGAATTAGGTATCAATACGAATCTAACGCTTGATCAGTATTGGGATATCTATTCTGAAAAGAGATTGTCAACAGGGCGCTGGAATGACACTTCCTACTACCTCAATGATAATCTCTATAAGAATCATATCAAACCCAAATTTGGTTCTATCCAGCTTAAAAATTTGGATAGAAATGAGTATGAACTATTTATCGCTGAAAAGTTGCAGAACCATACCAGATACACTGTTCAAACCCTCAATTCCAGCTTCATGGCATTTCTGAATGATGCCGTTAAAAATGGGAATCTGCTCTCAAATCGCTTGAAAGGTGTTTTCATCGGCCAGAGTGATATCCCTGCTGCTAACAAGAAAGTGACTCTCAAAGAGTTCAAGACCTGGATAGCAAAGGCAGAAGAAATCATGTCAAAACAATTCTACGCTCTAACCTATCTGACCATTTTTGGGTTAAGAAGAGGAGAAGTCTTTGGATTGCGCCCAATGGACGTCACTCAGAACGACAGCGGACGGGCTATACTGCATCTTAGAGATAGTCGAAGCAACCAGACCTTAAAAGGGAAAGGAGGTCTTAAAACGAAGGATTCAGAGCGATATGTCTGCCTTGATGATGTCGGAACGGACCTTATCTATTATCTGATAGCTGAAGCTTCTAAGATTAAGCGAAAGTTAGGGATTATCAAGGAACAACAAAAAGATTACATCACCCTGAACGAAAAAGGTGGTCTCATCAATCCAAACCAATTAAATAGAAACTTCAATCTAGTGAATGAAGCGACAGGATTGCATGTAACACCTCACATGATGCGACACTTCTTCACAACTCAAAGCATTATTGCAGGTGTTCCGCTTGAACAATTAAGCCAGGCGCTGGGCCATACAAAAGTCTATATGACCGATCGTTACAATCAAGTAGAGGACGAACTTGCTGAAGCGACAACAGACCTATTTCTTAGTCATATTCGCTAA